CAAATACAAAATCGATAATGGTTATCAGAGGTTACGCATGGAATATACTGTTCACGTCGCTTATCAGTGCATTGTTAGTGCACGGTTGAAGGAGCGCAAGGCCCAACATCCGGGGTCGACTAGTGTATTCAATCGCGTAGCCTTCTGAGTCCAATGTCACTCGGATGGCATAAGACCTATGGAAATCTGTAAGATGGAGACGACAACCAACACTACAGATAAGGCCTTCCGAGCTTCCAATCGTTTCATAGGCAAGCCTTCCCCGTTTTTGATAGATGGAGACGTACAATTCACAACGAACGCCGAGTTCAAAAGTGGAGAGTACTACTTTCAATTCGGGCCTTCGTTTGCACACACAGGGCGAGCTAATCGCGTGGATGCAATCGGTATAAGAGGAGCGGTTAGACGTGCAACCGCCGTGCGTGAGCCCGATATCCCGGGCCTACACGAAGAACTTGAAGCAAACCAGGACAGAATATTTGAGGTCTACGGTGAGACCATCAGTGTCTGGCTCAACCATTTTCATGGTGAGCTCAAAACAATCGTCGAGGCTGTCGAAGACCCCGTCGCTTTGTTTCATACCTGGGTGGCTACTGGACCAAAGAAACTGCTAAAGAAACGTGCCTTCATCGATATTGTGCACAACGGCCGGGCGTTACACCCGACTTTTGTGAAACAAGTCGAATATAAGTGCAAATCTGGCGAGATTCTAGAACCGGATAAATATCTTCGAGCCATCGGCGACCTAACCACACCGGGGTCTATTATGTGCGGTTTCTACATGGACATGGTGAAAGATGCATTTGCCAAGGGATTTCAATTCCTTGATGGCATAGCTACCTTTGTAAAGCCTAAGATGGAGACACTGCGCGAGGTATTTGTGAAACTGATTTCACCTGTGAAATTCGTCCAATTTTATTTTTTTAGTGATGATGCGTGTATTGCGGTCCGATGCAAGGACGGTATTATGCGCGCCAATCTAGATATTAAAATGTGCGACGGTTCTAATTTTCACAGGGTCTTCGAGTTGTTGAAGACGGCCATGAAAGTACTACCTTTCTGGACACCATATATCGATGGAGCTTTCGCTCAGCTAGAGTCGAATATGGTTATTCACAACCCCGAGGATTATCAGGAAAGCGTCACTCTAATACCTAACGGCCCATTCCTTTTTAGCGGCTCGACGTTGACCACCGTCGTAAACAACATGGCTAATACACTGATATTTATGGCGATAATGAACACGTTAACAAGCGAAATGACGATGCAGCAAGCAATTGTTGCCATCCGACAAGCTGCCCGAACAGTGGGATATATCATCAAGGTAGACGTGTGCGCGAGCATACACGATTTGCAATTTCTGAAGCACTCACCAGCGGTCAATCTAGATGGAGAGATTGATGCATACCTGAACCTAGGCGTATGGTTGAGAAAATTTGGACGTTGTAAAGGGGAAATGCCTTCGCGGAAGGGGG